CTGACCTCGACCGCTTATTTAATTCCTTCATCAGCGCTTGCTGAATTGGTGAAGCCCCGCCCTCAAAAAGCGATGGTTGCATGAAGGCTTCAATGGGTAGATTATTAGCCTTTGCCCTGAGAAACCGATCCGCAGCCTCAGCTATATCAAGCGAAATATGGTATTCGTCTTTGACAATTCCCCGCTGGATACCGCCAGCTAATTTAGCAAGGTCGCCGGCTACACCAGCCAATCCAGCTATCACCATCTTATTGGAAGGCAATACCGTTTCGATATTGAGTTCGGCTAACCTCAAGCCAAATCTGCCCGGAAAAGCCTTAGCCAGGATTGCGTTAGATATTCTGCTAACCCCTGTCCGGCTCACACCACCTTGGGTAGTCAGAAATTGAGCCCTTTCTGTCTGTGGAACATTAGCCAAGAATTTCTTAATGAAGTCACTATTGGCAAGGTCCATCAAGGCATCTTCTATTGTTTCCTTTCCCTCTATCTGCAATCTCTCCAATGCTGCCTCGGGAACTAATCTGGCGTCTGCGAAAGCCAACTCAACCGGACTCATTAAGGCACTGATGCTCTCATTCGCTCCTCTAGCGAAGGAGGCTCTATCAGCAACCTCAGTGATTCTCCGCCGAATCAGGACCGGGGATTTCATTGCTTTGATTGTCGCCGGGTCTAGACCATAAATATGAGCAGTGGCTTCCAATTGACCTCTATAGGCAGCGTAACGCTCGGGGCTACTTTCAATAGCCCTTCTGATGGCCATAATTCTGGCGTTACCACTCTCCACCACGCTGTCAGAGGCTACAAGCATCGAACCGCTATCCAGCCTGTGGGTATCAACCAATAGTGCTTCAGGGTCGAGGTCTCTACCCATTCTTTCTATCTGGTCTCTTGAGATAGCTCTTTCCCTGAGCCGGGGTTGTAGCTCTCTAGGGAATTGCGGATTGATGGTATAAGCCTCAGTATGAGATGCAATCAGAGTATCGGATTCTACTGCCTCAAACTTAAACTCATATTTGCTTCTCGGGTCGGCACCAACGGCTACTGTCTTGCCTGTGCCAACCTCACTGGCGACTCTAGTTTTAGAAACGGTTGCGGCTTCTACCTCAATGGCCAGGCGGCTTTGCAGACTTGCCACCTCCCTATGTAAATCACTAAGCTCTTTGCCCCGCCTATCGCTCTGTGCCCTCAATACCATTTCCGCGTCCGGGCTTATCTTGCCCACACGGGCTAGAACAGTTTTAGATAATTTTGCTCCGCGTCCTGCTTGGTCTGCTATGCCCTGGACAAACTTCAAATCTGCTATGGCTTCAGTAATAGCTACTTTCTGTGCCTGCAAACCTTCATCCATTAGCTGACTTGGTATTTTACCAAGGTCATCAAGAATTGTCTTACCCCGTGCTGCTATCTCCATGTTATAGATTTCACGGATGAAAGTATCCATTACCTCGTCTTGTGGAGCATACTGGAAACCAGCCTTGATACCACTCATCTGATTAGTGAATTTTTTAGGTCTCAATGAAGGCGTTATAGTACCTGGCCTTTCGCCGGTGGCAAAAAGCCGTTTAGCGATGATTTCCACACCAGTCTTAGGGTCAACCTTGCCTATTACTCTTGTTGGTATAAAATTCGGGGTAACTTCAATACCGAATTCCCTCAGTTGCTCAACATAAGCTCCACCGTGTTCCACGGCCGCCTGAATAGCCCTTCTATAGTCTTCAGCGTAATGTTTAGCTTTCTGTCCTTGAATGGTAAGAGGCCAGTTATAGTTTTGAGGCTTCGACAAAACATCGGCTGCCGCCATACTACCACCCTGAACTTTAGGGGTGAGCCCCGGCAAAGCAACTAAATCATGGGTTAATTTTGTCCCCTTGATTTGAATTGACTTAATCCCGAGCAGGTCAGACATACTTCCGTAAGTCGTATTCATCCAGCCTACCGATGCTCTTAAAGAACTGTCTCTAACCTCCTCATCTACCAGCTTTACCCGATTGACCTCCTCAAATATCTGTTGCACATAGTTACCTTTCCTTAACCTTTCAGGATGGCGAATTCTGGTATCTATCAAGATTTCCTCAATAGGTCTCAAATCAGGCATCTGTATCTCTTTAGGTCGGAGTAATTTGGCGACCACCTTGCCACCAATTTTAATAGGCGTTGTAATAATTTTGGCTGCACCCTTCTCCAGTAGCACATACGGCGTGAGAGCTTTTGCCCCCACTTTACCGACAGTTCCAAATTTACCAAGCATAGATGCTATTCTACCCATAGGTGGTAACAAGAACCAGGGAATAAGCTCTATACCGCCTCTTAAATATTTAGGAGCTTCCCATTCCTCATAGGCTTTTCTGAATTCGCCACCGGGCATTAACTCTTTAATGAATTTCAGCGGGCTCTCAATAGGCAACTTGTCCTGCTCATATCCTTTCTCCAGCCACGCACGTTGAAACTCTGGCGTTTGGGATTCCCACCATGTTTTCTGCCACCCGGGAGTAGTTACCGCTATAGAAAAGGGTTTGGCTACGTATTCATGGAATAATTCAAATGGCTTGAAAAGATAGCCTAGCCCCTGCACACCCCAGATACCTAATTGCTGGAAGGCTTGACCGTACTCTTCCCATGTAGTAGGCTGTCTTGGTGTAAATTGACCTGTAGTGGGGTCAATAGCGCCGATCTGGTCTTTACCCCGCCAAACAGTATTATCCGGTCTTATCCATGCCTCCGCTTGCTCACCCGTAGGTGTCTCAAACATAAGCGGGCGGTTATAATCTATCGCACCCCCAGTTGTTGGTGCCCCAAGTGCGGTGGCAGTCGGTCTCTCAAATGGAGAAGGCACACGCATCATAGGCTCTCTCGCTGGAGCTGGTGCCGGTGTCGGCATTTCCTCTCTCAGCGTGAAGTGTCGTTTACCTACCCTTACCGTCCCAGGCTTTTCTCTTTCAGTTACCATTGCTTACCTCTATTATCTCTGCACTGGTATTTCCCAACGACCGCGCGGTGCTCTCTCTCCAGAAAAGAATGGTCTTGATAGTGCCAGGTAATCATTCCAACTCAAGCCCTGTTCACTTAAATATAGAGCCATACGCTCCAGTACATCCTGCGGTATGCGTCCGAGATGCGCTGGAGATATAGGAGAAAGATACGGGTAAACATCAAGAACACTTACCCCGAATGGCGCCAGGTTGCCCCGTAAACCCTCAATATCAAACGGTTCAACCTCTGGCACGGGTGGACGCTCAACACGTGGGGGCTCCTCTAATTGCTTCTCGGCAAGGTCTGCTTGTTGCTCTGGAGTCAGACTGCGCCATGCCTCACTCCTCAATATGGAATGCATACGCTGTGATGGATAATCTTCATACAAACCAAAAAGTGCCGACAACTTTTCCTGATAGCTCAAAGCCGTATTATTCAAGATAGCCCTCTTTTTCTCGATTAACTCCGGAGCACCATACTTTATGTCCTGCCCATACCGCATACCGGGTTCACCATAGAATCCAAAACCCTCCCGGTACAGGTCGCCGGCGTAAAACTCATTGCTTATCTCATCTCCGCCGCCTAGAAAGTATACCTCGGTAATCACTGCTTCAGGATTGGTTTTACTGAGCTCCATAACTTCGTCAAACGACAGGCGCTTACCATAATCATCAATAAAATATCCCGCCCTGCTCTCTCGCCTGGCCCAGTCCATTTGCTCTTCGGTCGTTTCTAGCCCAACCGGTATTTCGATTGGGGGCAAAAGTGAAAAAGTAGTAGCCAGTTCAGCTATAGCCTTCTCACGATACGGTTCCCCTCCGAGCCTAAACCTTTCTTCTGGGCTTAACCATCCACCAACTGGCCGCCAACGCTTCACTTTTTCCAGCTCCTCTGGGGTTAGAGTGGCGAACTCCTCCGGTGTTACGTACCAAGCTCCAGTAGGCATCTCTTCTCCCCTTCCCCAGAACCTCTCTTCCTCCGTCAATGGTCGCCGAGGCCACTCTAGAGGTGGACGCCATTGACCACCCCAGATTCGTTCCTCTTTAGGTACTCCCCAGGCTCGTGGTACCAAGGCAAAAGGTCTCTTTTCGGTTACCCTGGCGCTGGCACCGAAATCAGGTGGTCTGAATGGCGGCTCCTTTCTCTCTTTGGGTGGTTCTTTCTCTTTAGGCGGTTTTTCATATCCGCCGGGACCTTTCCATCCACCCCAGATTCGTTCCTCTTTAGGTATTGGCATCTTACCACCTCCGGCCTCTCGTAAATTTATTGATATAGTCTACTACTATTTCTCTGCCGAATTGCGAGTATAACTTCTGCATCCCCATCTGTGTCGGGTCAGACGTTAGTTCTTCAATCGCCTGCTTGATTTTGGCATCAGGTATTGGTTCTTGCATTTCAAAGTCGGGTAGCATACCGGCTAAAGCATCAGCAGTATCGTCTATGTCCCGTTTGAGTAGATTGCTTAATTCCTGGTTGTATGTTTTCATTATTTTTGACCTCTTAATGCCTTACCTCTACGCCCTATAGCGCCGGCAAGTATATCCTCTGGGAGCTCCGCTTCTGTCTCTCCACCTTGAGGTATGCCACTGGATGCAGCCTTTCTTTCCGCCCCGGCTTCACCCTCAGCCATAGCCTCAGCGACCGCCATCGCTTCTTCCTCACCCTCTTTAGCTCTAATCGCCTTAACCGCGGTCACTCGCTGTATTGCTGGATGACGTGAGAGTGATTCAGCGTCTATGCGTATCTTCTCTTTTCTGGCATTTTTAATCATCGAGTTGAGTTCCAGCTCTGTTTCAAGGGATATACTACCACCCTGACGTAATCTTTGAAGACCGACCGCCCTGTTCATGGCAGCTTCAGGCGTTGTAGCATCAAACTCTACGCTCACACGATAAGCCCCCTTACAATCATCCTGATTCATAGTCAAGGCGCTTTTCTCTCCCCATATCGGCACATCTTCTTTAACCACATCACGGATGAGCAACCGCACCAATTCCATCGCTCTGGCCCACAAAACCTGAAGGTTCTCAAGCGGGATACCGTATTGTAATCTGGCTTCGCCTATCATCAATGCCATCGGATAGCCCGCTTCTACGCCACTTGGCGCTTCCCCTCTAAGCACCTGGGGTTGTACCTTACCCAACATCATATCGTTTAGCCCTATGGATTGCATGATGCCGGCTGGAATGTTATTTGCAGCCCAAATAATCTTAGGCGGCTCACCTTCCCTGTCACCTCTATAGAGAACATCGCCTGGTTTCGGAACTAGCTTTTTGCCACCCTCCTCATAATCATCTGGAGTGCCCGGCAAATCATATATAGGGATTGAGGCAAAAGCGATAGCTTTATCAAGGTAGGCGTGATAGCGACACTGCTGTTTCAGTAGGTCAATGCTGTATTGGATTAAACCCACCGCCAAGCTCTCCGGTGAGTTATCGCCGTCACGATAACCGAGACCAGTGTAACAGTGGATATACGGCACAAGTCCATAGGTATTATCTACAATGCCATCCTTTAACAGTGGCACTCCATCAGCAAAATAAGCCATTTCTTTCGCTGTCCACCATTCGTCTATGACCACCGGACGATTATCAGCTATTGTCTTTTTCCAGTTCGGCCAGATACGCTTTACCTGCTCTGCAATCACGGTATATTGTTCCAGCATACTTACCGGTCGGCAATCAATATGGTCGGCACTGGGATAGCAATTCATAGGCTCACGGCACATTATTTTGAGAGGCATCCGCTCAAGCATGAGTTCTTTTCTTTTATCATCATCACCTGCAACCGCAGCACCAATGGCATTTTCATCCCAAACCACCTTAATAAATGCCTCACCTCTCGCCCCCAAATCCTTAGCGGAGTCCCTAACCGCATTAAGGGTCTGCCGCATATTCCACTGCAAGAGAGCATCGAAATATTCCCGCTGCTTCTCGGCCCGGTCTCGATAAGGATTGGTGTCACTAAACGGAACGACTTTGACTACAGGTGTCGAGAGAGGCAGGTGAGCCACAAAGGTATCCACTATTTGTCTGGCCGTGGGCAACTTGATTTTCCTGAACTCGGCATGTATCTCAATTTCATACTTCAGGTCAATGTATTTCTGTTGAAGTTTCTGATTAGTTCTCAATGTATTGAAACGAGAAATCCTGGGTCCCGCTTTGTTTTTAGCGCCTATCATTTCTTTGATTTCTTGCAAAGTCGTTGCCATAATCCTCTCCTAAATCCTTATGCTACTTACGCCTGGTCCAACCTGTCTTCCACCCAAACCATAACGAGAGACCACCAGATAGATTAAAGCCTTTGCCGAATGGCAATGCTTTTCATCAGGCTCCTCACTCAGCACATTGCCAGCCGTATCCATCTTGCGTCTCCATACTCCGCCGCCATCTATATTTGAGGGTGGTTTACAGCCACCCAGTTCGCTAATCAAGCCCCGACAAGAGCTGTCAATATGCAGTTGTACTTCGTGGGTTATCGGATGCGGTATCATAAACTGCCTTAACTTGTTAACACCATCGTTTATGGGCTTAATGCGCCTACTATCGAGACGAATCCCGAAATACGGATCCGGGGGATGTGCCCATATATCCCACACCGGCTTCTGCCCATGATGCTGTTTCGCTCCTATATCTATAGCCCCGCCTTCAACGAGTTTGAAGAGGGGTTTTTTATTGGCGATGGCGATTATCTGCTCAGTACCCAAGAGCTGTTCATAGATTTCAGCACAGACGTAGATGTGATCGGCAATGAATTGCACGAACAAAACGGCATAAACGCCCGGAAAGTAACCCGGGTCAATACCAACAGAAACCGGCATGTCCCAATTTATGGGGTAATGCCCGGTATGAAGAGTGGTCTTGAATTCGGGTAATACAATCCCTTTGGGTCTAATCGGCACCCCGCCATACCGTTCCATGAATCTCTCTTCACCGAGTATTTTTTCAGCTTTAAGTATTTTGGGGTCCTGTCTGCCACCCGGGAATATCTTGCGATTGCTCCATGAGGGTAAGCTGAAGGAAGCCCCGCCATCAGTATTATCCGGTATCTGGTATTCCTTCCACTTATCGCTGTACCAATCCAGGGATGTTTCAAGGGTGCCGGTCGAGATTAAGAAGCCATCAAGTTGTGTTAATCTCTCAATACACCTCAAGAAGATGTCATAACTCATCTGGGCTGCCTCGCACATCAGGATACCCCGCACCGCCTTGGCCGCAATCTTCTCCGGGTATTTAGCCGACTTGGTTTCAATCACTATATCGGGCTCAAGGGTTAGACGGCACTGGTCCCGGCTTGGAAAGTGGCAATGCTGGACGATACCCAGATTATGTGCCCAATCCACGATGTAACTGAACTCCTCACGGCACATCTCATAATCTGACCCGAGAAGCCAATATAGCTTCCCGTGTCCATAATCGCCAATTATCTCAGCTCCCCCAATCGTGCTTTTACCGGCGCGGATACCGCCCACGACCTCTTTTATCTTGGCTTCGCTATAATGGATTTTTGCCTGTGCTTCATCTGGCACATAGCCCATCTTCTTAAAAATCAGGGATTTAGCTTCCTGGCTTGGCATCTACTGTCTCCTCCACATCGCCACGACCATTACCGCCATCCTCCCCCGGGACGGATTTAACCTTTATTTCTAATTTGGCTATTTCCTTTAACAAAGCCGCCGCCTCTTTAGGCGCCGTAGTAGGCATTTTCTCGCTTATGATACCGTCTACCTCGGCTAACAGCTTTAAGTATTCCTTATCTATCCGCATGGCACTCAAAACAACGCTTGGATTGTCCTGATGTCCTGTCATTATTTCAGATGCCTTAACCCGCCCCAGGTCTATTTGAAGCCGTATCTTGTTGCGGAAGTATTCAGTTTCCCGTATGGTTTTAGGTTCAAGTTGTCTTTTAACCATCTTCAGGTCTGAACTCACCTCATTAAGTGTCATACCCATCTTCGTGGCTATTTCTTCCCTGTCATAGCCTGTGAGGAATAACTTGGCAACCTTCCCACGCCGTTCTTTCTTTTGTGTCTTGTTTAACTTGCTCACTAAACCACCTCTCGATAGAGGATACCGTCTATTCTCCGCATCAGTGGCGGTTTCCTGGTTGAGACCGGCACCATGCTGAAATAGTCCTCCAGGCTCATCACGACACAAACCTCTTCCAGTTCGGCTTTTAAGACGGTCGGCCCCGTCAGGATTTCAGGCCACCTTTGAGCCGGGTAGCTATAAAAATCAACTGCCCTGACCTTTCTCAAACCACCGAGACCCCTTTCCGCCTCGTTCCACCGCTGTCTCATTTTCTCTAACCTATCTTCCCTGGTTAATGGTTTCCCATGCATCTCTCTGACCTCCTTATTTCTTGGGCACCTTGGCTGCGCCGGCGTGCCTTCTCGCATCTTCATGGCAGGCAGCCACCCTCCTGTCGTTGTCCCAGTCTGGATGTTCGTCCGCCAGCATCGAGATACACGCCGAAATAGCTTTAGCGATTGCCGCTTTACTGCTCCTCCGATTCAACTTCGCGGTCGGTAATGGCATATCTCACCCCTATTTTACCTATTTCTACTCTCACTTTACGCCTGATACACAACACTACCCCTCATAACTACACATAAAATAACACCTTATGTCAACTACGATTTACCCCCACACTCATCGGGTCACCGTTGGGTTAGTTACTTCCCCCAGGACGCGCGTGCGGGGGCGTTTTCTAGGGATTTACTCACCCTGGGCCGGCTACGGGCGCTGGTTCATTACTATTACCTCAGGCTCGTTGGTTCGCACAATACTTATTATGTTGACTACCTAGGCTCATAATGGCGACTATCTAGTCTCAAGTCAGTTTCCATAATGACAATCTCGGCAGTTTTCACCTTCTTTTACATTGTGTCAGTGTAACCCTGGGTCCGCCTATCTCCTCATTGCCTAGCCAGTCGCTATGTCAAAGGATAGGTATAGCTCCTGGTTATCTGGTAGAGGTGGGAAAAGATACGGGACTGGTTAATATATAGAATAGGGAAAAATAAGTGGATTACTATATATATAAAGCAGTGGGAAATATCAACAAAGCACCGGCATAGCCAGTAATCAAAAAAAGGGGACTATATACTTAACTCAACCTTATATAGCAGCGCTCTTATATATATATGTGGCTCTACTCTATTATATAGCAGTTCTCTTATATATAGGACTCTTATATATATATAGTGGTGGCACTATAGCGATTCCTGGCGGTCGGTCGGTAGAGAACATGGTCCGGCAACCATGCCACCGGCCGGCCGCACAATAAAGGAGGAAAGACATAAAGAACCGCGCTCTGGTCAGGAGCGCGGTCTGGTTAGAATTCAACCTAATAGTAATATAGGAAGTGATATATACTGATTAAGGACGCCATGCTGCCCCTATTGTCAAGTATACAACAAGGCTAAAAATCTTGTCAAGCCCCCGGGCGCTGGCGACATGCAGGCACAAAGTAGCGCCATGGTTTCCCAGTCTCAAAATAAATATTGTCATCAGGCATGGGGGGTACTTGACATACACGGGGTACTTGTGTTACTATGAGGCTACCAAGGAAAGGGGGGTAAACAAATGCAGACAGAAAGGAAGGAACGAATTAAGGCACTCAGGGACAAACTGGCTAACCTGGGGCCGGAACAACGCCAGGCTATCATTGACCGGGGCATGATTGCCACAGTTGAAGGCCGGACGCTCAGCCTACACAATACTATTATGGTATATCTTCAGTGTAACGGCCGGGCGCCTTCAGTAGTGGGCGGTTTCAGGCAGTGGAAGGCAGCTGGTCGCCAGGTCCAGAGGGGAGAACACGGTTATATGATATGGTTCCCGGTCGGAGAGAAGGACAAGGAGACCGGCGACATCATCACCGCGGATACATTCTATACCGGCACCGTGTTTGACATCAGCCAGACCGAAATTATAGAAGGGGCATAATATGGCCAGACAATCAAAATTTAGAGACGATGGCACCACAACCGATATACCCACCGCGCTAGGTGAGAACCCCCAACTAGAGAAGCAACTTGATTTACTCCAATATGGTAAAGACATCGAGAATCTAGCCAGGTGGAAGGAAGAGCCAGCCCGATCCGATAGAGAAAGGGGGGGAACATTGAACGATTACGAAGCAAGAAGGAAGGAGAAGGCGGACCGCTACCAAGAACTAGCAGAGAAGAACAGGACAGCCGCCAACCAGACACTAACCAGAGCCCGGGACATGGCCGAGGTGATACCATTCGGCCAGCCAATTCTAGTTGGCCACCACTCAGAGGGCAGGGATCGCCGTTATAGAGCACGCATTAATAACACATTTAACAAGGCATCGGAACTGAAAGAGAAGGCCGATTATTACGAGAGGAAAGCGGAGAACGCCACCAGCAACCATACCATATCTAGCGATGACCCGGAAGCTGTAGCCAAGTTAAAAGAAAAGATAGCCAAAGCCGAGGAATCCGGGGCCAAAAAGCGCCTGGCTCAGCTTGAGAGACACAGCACCGACACCACCACCGAGAGAGAAGCCGGGAATATACGCATCGTTGACAATGTGGAAGATAACCGGCTTCAAATGTTTTTCCCTGATAAACCATCCGAGGATATAAGGCGACTGCTAAAGTCGCGGGGCTTCCGATGGTCCCCAACGTCCGGGGCATGGCAGCGCCACAGGTCCAACGGTGCCAACTACGAAGCGGAGTATATAATCGAGCAAATAAACAAGGGGGAGTTATCATAATGGAAAGGACATGGACTACATCCTGGCTGCGGTAAACAAACCTACCTATGACGAGGAAAATAACAGTTTGCTAATACCCTTGGTGGCTCTGGGACCCGAAGGCGTAAACATGGAAGCGACAATAAAAGGAAGGAGTTAGCTTAAATGCCAGAGAAAATCGGTATCAGGATGAACCAGGACGTATATAGAAAGGCAAAAGCCCAGGCCGCCCTAGATGGTAAGCCGGTCGGCCAATGGATAACTGAGGCTATCGAAGCCCAATTAAAGAAACAGGCTCAGAAATGACGCACTAGAATCAATTTGTTTTATAATGATGAAACATGGCTACTCAATGGGTGAGGTTAGAGAAATCAGGCGTATACCGGCACAATGGACGGCCAAGGCCATATTCGCCCACATAGAGAGACACGGCGAGGCCGAGTATCCCGAAGGTTGGTACAGACACTATCTGGGCGATTAGATAGCCAGCCAATAGTAGACCTACTTACGGCTGGCTTTCTTGTGTTGCTTCCACTGTTTATAATCGCGCTTCTTAGGCCGTGGACCCGAGACATACCGCAATGCTCTCAGCCGGCAGTTTTCAATCTCCTCAAAGCTCTTACCTAAAGCCTGGGCAATATGTATCTCTATGGATACAACATCGCTGGACATTTCAGCTATCGTAGAAATTAGCTCCAGAAGCACACCCTCCAATCCGGCACTCTCAAGTCGTGAGTCTAATTCGGTGGCGATTTCAGTAGGAACAATGAAGCCTGCCTGGGCTTTAACCTTCCTCTTTGATATGGGTGAGTCTGTGTACCCGGATTCCGCAGGCTTTAGGGGATAAAAACCCGAGCGGAGCAGTGGGAGCAAGGGGATGAGCCAGATTATTTGGTCTGGAGTGAACTTTGTTATATCTCTGGGAGAGTACCATGTGTCTTCAGGCACTAGAACACTCCTTAACCTTCACCCTTACCGGATGTATGCTGGAAGAGTTCTCACAGTTGAGGGTGTATCGAACCACTTGCCATCAAGCAGGTCTTGGATTGTCCTAATTTGAAGTCGGTGGTAATCCCTTCCTTGATAATAGTAGACACCGCCATCAGCCGCTTCTTCCAGCATTCCTTTAGTTGGATTCTCCAAGCATATTAGTCCACCCATTTTAGCATCTTCTTCACGATGTACAACGCCACTTAAATCTCGCACAAAGGAAGGCGCTAATTTCCCACCCTTGACTGAGATAATCATATTCTTCAATCCTTCTTTTGTCTCAAAATGAATACGCCCATCAATGCCTCTATCACCGGAGAATTTTGCACTTGCAAAGCCCTGAGCAAATTCTACTGCCCAATGCTGAAACTGGCGGGGGTCACGGTCAAATAGGTCACGCGCAGCATCCACACTTTTCGGTACACCAGCCACAATGTAATCCTTACCTTCCTCAAGCCCGTAGCGTTTCAAGAGAACATCACGCACCAAGTGAACTGAAAGAATAGCTATATCACATCCAATCCACTTCCGGTTAAGCATGTGGGCGGCATAAATCGCTGTTCCACAGCCACAGAAGGGGTCAAACACAATATCACCTTCGTTAGTTGAAGCTGCTATAATTCTCCTCAAGAGTTCCAGGGGTTTCTGGGTAGGATAGCCTAGCCGCTCTTTGGCTTGTGATTGCACAGGTAATATGTCCGTCCAAACATCATCTATCGGAGTACCTTCTTGTTCGTCTAAATAGCGCTTTAATGCTGGCACGCCTCCCGGTTTGCTCTGTATTATAAGTCCTTTTTCGTAAGCCGCCTGCATACGCTCTTTTGTCCAACGCCAAACACGTGTGACTCCAAGAAACTCATAAGTGAGGTTCGGTCTATTTTTATTTGGATTAGCTAAGTTGTCCAATCGATATTTACGCCCCGTCTCAGGTTCAACAAACCTGTAAAACTTCTTCACATAGGTTGGGTCGTGAACTGTGTATTGGGGATTCCATGTAAAGTTATCGCTCATACTGTACCGTAAAATCACATCGTGGTTTGAAGCCAGACGTGTAAATGCCAACCCCTTTGCGTTGGTTCTCTTCCAAACGATTTCATTTCGGAACTTCCCATGCCCGAACACACCATCCATAATAACTTTCATATAATGGCTAGCATGAGGGTCGCAATGTAGATAAATAGAGCCATGAGGATTCAGGATTAGTCGCATTTCAAAAAGGCGAATTGTCATATAGAGAAGATAGGCAAGGAGACGCGGCTGAGTATTTTTCAGTGCCTTAATCCATGCATCCCAAAATTTAGCAAGGTCTGGGTCAACCCCGTATTCCTCATAAACTACGGGCATGCGATGCATCATATCTAGTTTTTCTGGGTCCATCTCCCATGCATCACAGAATGCCTCCTCCTGTTCTGGGACTGGTTGCCCAGTAAGCTGTCTGTAGATGAGGTTATAGCTACGCTGGCTATTGAATGGAGGGTCTAAGTAAATGAGATTCACTGAGGCACGAGGGATGTTTTTCATAATGGTGAGGTTATCGCCATAGTAGAGGCGATTTGACCTTATCTGAGGTGGTATTTCAAGAGCCATCTTGTTGCTAGAAAATGTCATTACCAATCACCTCCTGTCGCCGACCACCTTTTGCTCATAGTGTCGGTAATTTCCACTACCCTTGGCAGGTCTTTACTGTCCACCAGTTTTTCACGCCAGCTTTTCCGAAGTTTGGCCATTGAACCGTACCCCATTTCGAGGATAATCACCCGTTAGAATGAAATAACCTTATCACACTCCGCTGTAATGTCGTAAAGCTCCTTGAGCGTTGCCACGGTAAAGGTTTCCGGCGCCTGCAACTTGTGGATATCGAGGCAGGTGCCGCGATAATATCCCCGACCAGAACCTCTCTTTATTACTTCGCGGCTCTCAACCAGCCTTTCCCGAAGGAACTGCTGGTTAATACCGGGTAGTGTAAGTTGCTTTTTCTGGTTCAACTCAATAACTCCTCATAATAAAACCTGCTGCCGGCACCGCTCAACGGCAAGTTGACAATATTCCTCAGATAACTCATAGCCTACCGCATACCGGTTAAGATTCTTCGCCACAGAGAGCGTAGTGCCGGCGCCCATTAGCGGGTCTAAGACTAAGCTCGGGACCCGAGAGGCATTACATTTACAGGTGGGTTGCCATCCGAGAGTTTCATTATAAGCATAGCCGTATTCCTTATAAATACGGGATAGGTCGGCGCCGTAAGGTCCAAGTTTATATTCCTCTGGCTTACTAGATGTTTGTTCGTGGTGTGAAGAATGTTTCCCCGTTGGTGGCCCGCCAATTCTCTCTGTAATCCGCTCATAAGGCGCACCACACTTACTACAGCAACCGACTTCCGGAGTGGCCGCCTTAATACATGTCTCAGGTAGCTTCTCAGGGAATACGGCAAAATGGGCTTCAGGATAAGGCTGTGTTGGAAACTCCCATACTGAACGGATATTACGACCTAATGGATTAGCATATTGAGTACGGCCATCATGGAGCCCGCCTGTTGTCCTATTGCCATTATCCTTGAGTGACTTTGTTTTATGCTGTGAAACATCAGAATTATAAGTCCTATCTGGAAAAGTAAGTGGCACCCTCACCGCATCAGCATCCCAATAATATCTCGCACTCTTGGTAAGCATTAAGATGTACTCATGGGATTCGGTTGGTCTGTCTGTAACTGATTCAGGCATAGGGTTTGGTTTACTCCAGATAATATCTGACCTCACATACCAACCATCCGTCTGAGCAGCTATGGCTACCCTGAATGGTATTAGACACATATCCTTTGCCT